ATTTGAAACAGCGTGTCCAGAAAATGCAAACTTTGAAACAATTTGATTACTTCTTAGAAATTGATTATAGTAGATTTGATATGAGTATATCTTATGAAATCCTGAGTCAATTTGAATGGGTTTGGTTGACAGAACCCTTCCAAAGTGAAGAACATCTTTTGTTTCGGACTGCTTTGGCACTCGCATTAACGACTAAAGGAGTGTCTGAGTTAGGCATTAGATACGTTTTGGCTGGTGGCAGATGTAGTGGTGACGCCCATACTTCAATAGGCAATGGAATATTGAACAGATTTATGACTTGGATATGTCTGAAGAAATTGCCTATTGATGTATGGACTATGTTTTGTGAGGGGGATGATGCAATATTGGGTGTTACAGCAGAATACAAAGATGCTGCTATACAGTGTTTGGAAGTTTTGAAGACTTTTGGTTTTCAGATCAAGATGGACGTGTGCAATGGTATAAGCACCGCTTCCTTTTGTGGCATGTTCCTTTATGGTGATTGCCAACTTGGCATGTACTCTGACTTTTATCGTACGTTTGCCAAGATACACACCGTATGTTCGAACGGCAACCCCAGAACACTAGCTGTAGCTAAATGTTTGTCATATTTGGCATTAAACCCCTCTACCCCGATTTTGACTGAATTTTGTCTTATGATCTTGAGGTGCTTGGACATTACTAGATCACAACTTAAACGTGGTGTGTCACGGATGCGAGCTGATAAGAGTATGCCTTATTATGTGAATCAGACCAAAAACCGTATCTTAGAAGTATATGATTGTACACCGATGAATAATATAAGGCCAGATTGTAGAGCCGCATTTGCCATGCGTACTGGTTTATCTCCCTCAACTCAAGTGAGGTTTGAGAATTATTATAAATCGTTAACATATATACCTGATCAGTTCGATCAAGTACCTTATGACGTGACCTATGATGGACCGGGTTCCCACATTTATTTTGGGAACACTTGGTCCACTAAATAATTTCAACATGCCTACCAATAAGATTTTGAAGACCGCTAAGCGTACTGAGAACAAAGTTGATAAACTCACTAAGGAGATCAAGCCTTCCACAACGAATAAGCGTAATCGACGACGTAGATACCGACGCAGGACAAAGAATGTTGTTGAGAATTTGGATGGTTTGAATAATCAGTCCATGGGAGTGATTGCACAAACAACCGAAAATCCCTTTACTTCTGGGAAAATGCGTAGTAGGGTTAGAATTGAAGGTGAAGGCCTTAATTCGTTGCCCCCTCGTTGTCAGGAATTCGTACACCGACACTGTAATCCATGCGGTGAAAAGATAACTTTCACCGAAAATTCCAAAGTTCCGGATGGTGGTTTGCCAAATAGTACAGTGTTAGAATTGAGAGAAGCGTTGATTGTACGGATGCCTGGAATGAGTGCTAACACTACTTTGCCATTGACTGGAGCTAGTTGGACTTTAACCGTCATTCATTTGCCTTTGTTTCGTAACCCGGTAATCTTGGTCGCCAATATTCAGAATAGCGAGATGACCACTATTGACCGGGCCGCGCTTATTAGGGATTGGAATACTTCAGAACATCCTCCAGTTTATCCTGATTGGCGACAACTCGATGGTCTTGACACTTACTATGCTGCCGTGCAGTGGACGGGGTTGAGGAATGTTGATCCGCCCACTGACACTGGTACAGCTGCTATACAGCAGTTTAGAATCACAGCTGATGGTATGACCATGTTTAATAACACTCCTGATTTGATTAACCAGGGTATGGTTGTCGGGGCACAGTGGCCTGCTAATAGGGCCGTCAAAGTGGAGACTGCAGATGCTGAGGTTGCAGGTTATACGGGATTATTGCACGTGTATTCCAGTGAAAACAATTTTAGGCTGGAAGTTCCTATTCCCATTGATTTGGACACAGCTAATACTGTTTCATACAATAATATGAGTGCGCTCAATGTTGGCGCTACAGCCGACTTAGGTTGGCGTTACTTAGCATTTAGGGCTTCTTCCAACGTTGCTGATATTGTAGAAACTGCTGTGGCTGAATGGGATATGATAGTGAATGATATCACCATTTCTGCTGGTGACACCTTGACATATGTGATATCTCGTGCTGCCGGAGGTCTGTGGTCAGCCAGTGTTACTAATACTACTACTTCAACTCTGATATTCTCATTCACTGGAGTCATAAACCCTAATGTCTATTATGGGTGGACATTAGTTTCCACTGCTGAATTTCCGACGATTACCACTCTCCAATTGCCCCCAACTGATACCGAAAATATAATACAATCCACTCCTAAGGCTGTATATATGTCAGCAAAGGAACAGAATGGCATATACATGGTTAAACGTATATTCCAACCTATTTTCAATGTCCAGGAAGCTAGTGAGCGTCGCCAGATCGTTCTGACTGACGCTGAGTATTCTAGGGAATTTACTGTTGCGCCTAGAGATGTTTTGGATCTAAATTATGGGGTGGGTTGTACTGTGTGGAGCTCAATACCAACAAGTTGTGCTCCTGCTATTAAGTTAGTGCGAGATGTGGAGATAGTAGCAGGAGAGAATAGTGCCTATATGCCTTTTATGAAATCAAATGGTGACAAGTGCGAAGCTGCGCTCACCATTTGCCATATGATGGGAGTACATCATCCTTTTATGTATCCAGAATCTTATAATATATTGGGCGGGCTAATGGGCATTATTAGTAATGTGGTGTCTAAAATTCCAATCTTGGGTAACGTGGTGGGAGCTATACCTGGTATCATTAAGACCATCACTGGCAATGAACAGAAAGAGGAGTCTGGTTCATCTCAGAATCGTTTAGCGTCAACCAATATTGAAGAGCTTGCTAAGTTGGCACAGTTACTTATGTCCCAATTGAAGCTTAATTAAATACCGACTTTGAC